CTTTTTTATTTTCATATCACTTGCGTTGTTATTCTTGCAAGCAATCGAAGTAGCCAAAAAAAATGGTACACCCGTAGGGAGTCGAACCCCAAACCTCCTGATCCGTAGTCAAGCGGAGGGATTGCTTACAAGAACTACAACTTACACTGCTTTCAATAACTTGTCAATAGCCTGACAATACGGTGTTTAATATTTTTAGTCACAAAAAAACCGAGGCTTAACCTCGGCTGTTTATTGTTTCTTTGGGCTGCTTAATGTTTGCAAAAGATAGCCACAAGATCTTTATCGTAACCCCAAAGCTCTTTGTGCCGAGGACCGTCAACTAAAGCTACAGCGGACACATACTCTCCTCCACCATTATGGTCAACATACCCCCAAATACCGCGGATGCCACATTGCTTCATGTCGCACCCGTCATCGTTGTAAAGTTCCGATATTTGCTTTGCAGTATTCAATCCGGCATCTATGCCCTCAACTACCTCTACCAGTCTTCCCTCTTCTAGTTCCTCAATACTGCTTATAGCTTCCTGCGATAGTTTGTCTATGATTTCCATTTTTGATCTTTCGTTTGTTGTTGGTGTTGTGTTTCTCGTTACGGTGTAAAGATACGTTAAACACCCGTACCTGTCAACAAGTTTATAATAACTATTTACGATTTATTTCGGGGCACAAAAAAAGACCAGGGGATACCTGGCCTCGAGAGTGATGGCGGGACTACTCCTCGGAGTCCGTCATGGCGTCATTGGCTACGTTAACGATCGCTACAGCATCAGCATCATTGCCGAATATAGTTGTCTTGGATAGCACCCCATCTTTACGCAATTGCTCATTAATTTCGTCGATGGTTTTTTGGCTTTCCTCGTTCTCTTTCCTGTAGTTCATGATTTCTTTCTGGCACTAGTTTTCTTTTTTGGCAACGCTTTTTTCTTTGCTCTCTTTTTTCTGAGCGGGATTTTGTTAACGATCTTTTTAAGATCGGCTTTAATATCTTTAGCCTCTGCCAAGTCAATATCACCGTCCATCGCTAACAAGTCAATGGGTTCAGACAATGCTACATTGAGCTTGTCCCTGGCTGTTTTCCCGGTGACTGATTTAGTGCCTTTAGCAAGTCGCATTGCTCGAGCAACAACCTCCAGCTTTTGATTAACGTCTTTGGTTCCAGACTGCTTAATCTTTTCCCTGGCTCCCTGAATCTTGTTTAAAGATAGCTCGTAAACTGCTTTTGACAGTTTGCTCTGTTTCTTGATTAGCTTGTCCCTGTCCGCCTGTTCCGCCGGTCGACTGAAATCTTCAATGACAATATTCTCTACGTTAAATGTTTTGGCATTATGTTTTGCCGCGACATCTTTTATTGCTTCGATGTTTCGCTTAATCTCAGCACCCATGTCACCATCGTAAAACTGATCGCCAATAAACATTCCATCGACTGTTTCTGTATACCCGGTCAAGAATGACTGGCCGTTACCATCTGTCAGTTTTGAAAGATCCTCGTATAAAGCTGCTTTCTGCTTTGCGCTTAATTCTGTTGTGTCAAACTTGACAGCAGTGTTCAGCTTTCTTCCCCCTGATAGCTCTTCCAGCGTAGGACGCCTCATCAAGTTTCCACCGTCCTGATCCCATGCAAGACTCATTGCCTCCATGACTTCTCTGGTCTCGTTTGGCTTGCCTCTGAGCTCAATTAGGATGTTCGGAGTCACTTTACTTTTGCCCTCAGTGTAGCGTCCCGTTTTAACTTTGTTGACCAGAACGGATGACTTGACCGTATCCAGAGCGGATTGCAGTTCTTCGACCAAGTTATCAGCCACTGCCTGAGTCATGGGCTCAACTCCCACTTCAGACTCTAGATCTTGAATAGCTTTTGCTTCAGCGCTTTTACCCTGACTGGTCACTTCAATGGGGATTGTCTGCAACTCTACTTTATTGTATGTGTCCTCAATCAGTGCAATTGCTCGAGCTGCTTTATCGGAGATCTTATCAGCAACATCCCCGCCCTCGAACATAACTTTCAGGGCGTCAGTGAAATCATTGAGACGGTCACCAAACAAGACCAACTCCCTGTTGGACAAGTATGGGTTATCGAGCTTCTCAATAGCCCAGAGTATCTCTTGCGCGTTCCGAGCTTTAATCTTTGTCTTGCCGTAGAAAGAGGCTACTCCCTGACTATTCAGCTCGTCTGCAATCAACCCATCAATCATTTGTTGGGCATCATAAACCGGGCCTGATCCACCGGGAGAGAGTCCGCCCTCATCGTTCTTGGCGTAATAACTCCACTCAGTGTCACTATCAAATCCCTCGGCTTTTCGAGCTTCCCAGGATACTGGATCCCAGTCCCGGCGACCATCAATCTGAAACGCCCTGGCAAACTGGTAATCCAGTTCCATTGGACTTGTTGCTGCTCGTTTCTTGCTCTTTCCATCATCGCCCGTCACTTGAATTTCGGCATCAGATAGAGCTTTGTTCCAGAGAGGATCTTTGAAAGTTGTTTCCACTCGGTGTTTGGGAACAGACCAGGCAAACTCTTTCTTGGTTTCTCGGCCTTTGGGAGTGATCCATGCGGGGTGCGCGTATCCTTTAGCGGCCATATCCCACATATCGACAGTTGCCAATCCATCGAGAAAAGTCTGAACTTGGTCCTGCTTGTCTTTTCCAAACTCACCTGTCTTGTGTAGTCCTAAAGTCTTCGCCACTCGCTTTTGCAGCATCAGAACATCGTTCTTTTTACCCTGGGCTGCTGCCATGTCTATGAGGTCAGCGAGTGCATTTAAATAAAAGTTGCGAACTTTATCATCCGCACCAATAGCGTCTTTTGACAGAACATCAAAATGGTTACCCTGATTCCAATCGGATGCTGTTTTCTTGGCTCCCAGTTGTGCTGTCCCCATCCCTATCTTAAACCCGGCTGAAGCGCCAACAGGGGCCATTGCGGAGCGAACGCTCTTGGATGAGTTAGAGCTAACTGAAGACCTCGGGGATCCTAAAGCGAGCAACCGGATTATAAGATCGGCGGCATCATACTCTGACCTGTTCTTAGGCTTAAGTTGTGTCGCAATGTTAAGACCCACTCGAGCCATGTCCTCATAAAACCCGGCGCTTCGCTTTGCGAATTCCGGATCGCGCTGCCTCATTGCCGCTATCCGATTTACCTGCTCTTCAACGATGTTTAACACCTCATCATAAGTGTCCGGAACACCCACAATATTCTCATTCACCAAACCTCTCCGAGCCGGAAGCGCTACTGAATCTGAGTCTGGGTTCTTAGGGTAGTCTGTTATACTGAGACCAACTTGCGTTCCTGTCTTGTCGCCAACGTCTAACTTTTTCAGACGTTCTTTTGAGTCGATAGATCCAGGCTCATATCTGCGACCAGGAACAACCCTGGTTGTTGTGATGCCTTTGTTAACCGTTAACGGATACGGTTCCTGATACTTTACAGGATCCAACATTTCATACCCGTATTTACCTGTCTCAGGGAATGCAAACTTTGAATCTTCAGTGACAAAATGCTTGCCGAGATCAGCGTCAAACTCCTCTTTTGTTCCGTAGAACTTCCGTGGACCAATGGTCACCTCTCCAACAACTCGAGCTTCCGAGCCAACTCCTGTAGTGCGGATTATTTTTAAGCGCTTCCCTGATTGGGAATCTAAGCGAGTATTGGGCCGAGTTTCGATAGTCTTCTCTCCACTTGCGATTAGATCAGCAAATGGTGCTCCATCTTCGTTGCGAACATTAAAACCACCAATCTCCCCAGGCTCAAAGTTTCTCTGAATTCTTTTATACCCAGATCGGCTGAGTGGCATTCTAGGAAGATCCGTTGACCGAACAGAATTAATACCGTCGAGTCGACGAGTCCTGATCAGGTTATCCTGGCGCTCTGGGTTGAGCGCTTTGAGCATTGTGTCCTGCCGGGCCTCGTTATTCTTCCAGTCGATGTCTTTCTTCTTAAAGCCCATAAATGCAGACAGGCGATTGGCTTTTTGCCGGGCGATTTTTGGATCTGCATCCAGCCCCGAAGCAAGTCCACCATCGAACTGCTCAGGCGGGTTGATCGTGTTCTCGAGGTATTTGGCCAGATCTTTATTAAACGCGTTCCTATCATTGCCCCAGGCGCTTAAAATGTACTTTGAGCGCTTACTGTCGCCTAGCACCCGGTTGTATTTATCGACCAGGTGAGTTACGTCGAGTGTATTGATTGTGAAATTGCCAGCTTTGGTCATCCGCATGGAAAACGGAATGGATAACCGGATCGTGGATCCCAACGCTGATGAGTATTGAGCTCTCGCAGTGCTGCGACCGTTTTTGGTGAACAGCCGGGGATTGTAATCCAGTTCGATTACGTTGCCAGTCTTGATTGCCTCGTTGACTTTTTCAAGATGCTCGAGAAGTGATTTGGGCATAACGCTCCTGGGCGCATTACGAAGCAGCTTCATCGTGTCCTCGTGCAAGTAATCACCGCTGATCTCTTCAGTATCTTTATCGAACCTCACTGGTTCTTTACCGGGGATAGATTCAGTGTCCTCAATGATCTGACTTGTGATTGTGTCTCGAAGAAAAGTCTGTCGCTTTCGCTCTTTATCCCTGACCGCTTTTTGCGAGTCCTCAAAAACAATATTCCCATCAGCGTCATAGACTGCTCGCCCCTCGTCATCGTGCTTGACGAGCAAGCTGCTTTCCAGACTCTTGGCAAGTGCAGTGCCCCGCTTGATCTGAGTCCTCTTGAATGCATCTCCGGTTTCGCCCTCGGCTGCTTCGGCTCGAGTTAGTTTGCCATCTTTCTGGGTAACTCTGTTTCTAAAATTAATAAGACCGTTGATTGTCGCCTCGAGCTCGGGACTGTCGTATGCCAATCGCTTGCCATCCCGGCCAGTGTAATTCTGAACGGATAACGCCTCTCCATTTGAATTGGCCATGATCCATGAGGTCATGGTTTTAACAACCTGAGAAAACGGTCGAGCTAGTCTAGTCGTATTGTCTTTGAGTCCAGTCTTGGTTATGTAGAGAGGATCTTTATTGGCCAGGAATGACTCGAATACATCTGAGACAACTTCATCTTTCATTCGCACTCGCTGCCAGTATTCAACCTCTGCCTGGGGGGTGCCGGGAGTTGCGTTGTCTGCTCGTAACTGATCAGCTTTGACAATGTCAATAGCCAGCTTACTTGCTTGTGCTTTCTGTTCTGGGGTTTCAGCAGCAAGAACAAATCGATCGATGTATTCGTTGTAGTACCTCTGAAGATCTGCATCACTGACAAGACCATTAGTCCCTGCATCCTCACCTCTGCCAGGCTTATCAAAAAGTATTGCCTCGAGGTCGTCGAATGCTCCCCGGTAGAGATCCAATCTTTTGAGCGCGTGGATGCCCTCATGGATGCTGGTAGTGCCGCTCATTGAATTGAGGTTGACCAGTGCGATTGGTTTGCTTCCGGCCCTGCGAGTGTTCAAGATCTGAACGCCCCTGGTTGGACTTACAATACGGTCGGCATCCGCGTTGCCAAATTGCTCGGCAAATTTCTTTGAGACTTCGTCGAGCTTTAGCGCCTGATCAACTCCGTTTTCAATTAAAACTTTCTCGACGAAATCCATGTCAGCGCCATCCCAATAGATAAAATCAACATCAGTGTCTCCGGTAACACCTCGAGTAAAGCCTTTAAGCCAATTCTCAAATGACGCCATGCGAGCAATATCGCCCATGCCGAGCTCGCCACGTTTAATGCGGTCATCAACGATCTTTCGCAAGTCGGGCCCAAGAGTATTTAGAAATGTTTCAGCAGCCGCGTTGACTTTTATTTTATTGTCCCAAAATGCCCTGCGTCCTCCTCGAACGGTTGCACCTAAAGCAGAACCAGAAGTCATGGTTGTTCCGATCATGTCCTCGTCCTGAGTAGGCAGAACCATAATCCCTCCAGAGACCCCTCCCTCTATAGCGCCCCCAGCAGTATCTACTACCACTCGAGCTGCTGGTGCGGCAGTCCTCAGAACCGGGCTCAATGCAGGAATATCATTGTATATGCCATGACCTAGAAAACGCATGAGCTGATGCATCCGGGGATTCGCTCGAGCATAATCACCATCGCGGCTCATTTTCATGAAGAAATTTTCCGATCCAGAATTAGCGACCTGGCGCCGGGTTGCAGCGAGAGTGTCTGCAATCGTCTGAAACGAGCTTTGCATCATGCCGGGAGAAACACCTCGAACTTTCGCAAAATCTGATGCCTCGTCCCCCATGCGAATCTTAACCTCGTCCAGTTTCTCTCGAACATAACCAGCGGCGTCAGCGCTTTTTTGCGCTGCAACTTGACCTGCCGCCAAAACTTTATCTTTTGCACCCAGCTTAACTGGCTTCGCAAACTTGCGCCCAACCCCAGCAGCCAGTGCCTCGGGAGCAAACGGGTTAAAGATCGATAGGAACTCTGCTCCTTTGGGGTTAATAGTGGCGGCCAATGTGTCTTTGACCGCTTCAAATTGTTCAACGGACTCTTCGTCATCGGCAAAGAACGAAGTCAAGTCTCCCATGATCGTGTCCTGGCCTGTCGCATACTTTTCGCGATCAGACATGTATTTAGCGAGCTTCATCGCTCGCCCGATCACTTTGTCTTTTTTGTCCTCCGGGAAATCTTTGTAAGATCGTTTCTGATAATTCGGGAATGAGTATCCGGATCCGTATCCTCCCTGGAGACCACCGCTCGATGTAGCTACAGTGTCAGAGAGAGATTCGTTGAGAGCAATCATGTGACCGATCATCCCCATGTCATACCCTGCTCTCAGTGACCCCTCCGCAGTCATCCCTGCGATATTCTCGAGAGCTTTCCTATCGCGACCGGATCCATCGGTTGCGTATAGTTTACTTATCTCTTTTGCGACCTCGAGTCCGCCCTGTCCGATCTCAGTAAGCATCGGGCCAATGCCGCCGAAAAACGCTTTGGTGACCTGCATGGGAGAGAAATCTTTCTCGCTCATATAGGTCAGATAACGATCCCACTGCTCCCGAGAGTATGCTTTCCCAGGTTCAGCTTTCATCATCTTGTAAAGCTGCTCATCATCGGCAATCTCAAACTCATCGTATAACGATGGCAATGCTTCGAAGTCTGGCTGCTCCTGGTTTGCACTACTTAACGAGTCGAGAGACAGTTTACTGAAATCAACCTCGTTCGACTCAGCCGGGGCTAAGTCATCAAGTGTGAGTTTGCTGAAATCTGGTTTATTGTTTGGCATTGGTATCAAAGAATGACTTTTGAGGGACTACCATTTCTTCCCACTGGTTACCTACCCTGTATTTAAACTTTTCGCCGGGGTAAAGAATCATGTCCTCTATAAGATCTCGGTAGAGCTCTTTTAGGTAAAAAGTTTTTAGCTCTTCCCCAGAAAGATCTGATGGCCCCCAATAAGCTGCTTTTGGCATGTTTGCCAACTGAGCAGCATCCTCCACGTAAGCGCTTACATCTTTCCCACCAGACACTGACCTGCGAAGCTGATTTCGCGTTATCCTGGCAATGAGAGATTGAGTTGCTGCCATGACTCTCTCGTTTGCATTAGGAGTGTTTTCGATACTCGCAATAGTTGCTGAGTATCTACGAACATCCTCATCCGTTAAAACGCCAGTCTCTTGGAATATGCCTTTAGCCAGGACGGGTACGCTCTGAGTTATTGTAGACCTAAACGCTTTTATGTTGCTTACATCTTGGCCAGTAAATGGTGCAGCGAATTCTTTAAGCCCCGCAAACCATGTTCCAAATTCATTACCCTGTAGCGGTATGCCTAGATTCTTCATCTGCCTCTCGGAACTAGTCACAAGATCGATCGCAATAAATGCCTGGCTTAGTGCTTCAGTCTCAAACTGCTTCAACTCATTGCTTCCAGCAGTGGTTGCCATTTTATCCTGGAGAGTTGCATTTTCCGGCAACGCATCCACTCGCTTCTGGACAGTCTCTGCATTTTTTTGCTGATCTGTTTTATCGCTGTAGATGCGCTGTTGTTTCCCGCTCTCGAGAAGATAATTATTCATTGTCGCAAACTGGCTTGCAGACAATCCCTCCTGGCTCCCGTCCACTCCAGCGTCTTCGTAGGTTACACCTAGTTTCATTAAGTGAGCGTCCATTTTCTTTTTACGCCCCCAGGCATCGAGTCTACTGCGACTTTCTGGATCGCTGGGACTAAGCGTAACGCCGGTTTCTTTGTGCATTTCATCAGCAAGATCTTCATACTCAGTGCTGAGTTCTTCAGCTCGAATGGTCCGATCAATCTGCTTTTTGTAGGCATACTTTTGCTGGTGCATATCCATGATCATGCCGAACTTTTTAAGAACATCCGGATCTTTCATTTCGCTCATGGTGTATGCCGTGAGTTCTCTGAACTTGGTTACATCTTCCCGGTCATTGAACTTCAGCTTGCCAGCTTCAGATGCGTAATAACCGAGAGCGGTCTCGCTCGTTAATCGGTCCTCCTCCGTTCTGCGATAAACGTCTCGCTCGCGTTCAAACTGAGTTTTGCGTTGATCGATTAACTGCTTCTGAGCTTCGGCGTTTATCTTGTCTCTAGCCTCCTGTAAATCGGATGCTCGCTCACGCGATGCTTTGTTTTGCAGTTGTGCCGCTATTTGTGTGCCCTGTGCGAATCCACTTTGAAAACTCATGCAGTCCTCCTACTATAAGCGCCTCCTAGCGCATTGCTTGCTCCCGCACCAAACTGTCCTCCACCCATTAAACTTCCAACGCCGCCAGTGAGTGCTGATGTAGCTGCTCCACCAACCGCGCCTAGAACGGTATTCCATGGGTTCATTTTGGCTGAATTAAATGCGTTTGAACTTGCTTGCTTGTATGACGCTTGAGCGAAGTCTGCACCCAGCGCCATAGCATTTGGATTGAGCCCGGCTCCCTGTTGAATGCCCATCGGGTTGAAAGCGGCGGCGCCCTGTTGTGCCCCAGAAATCGCGCCGAACTGAGCCACTGGCGTTATGCCGGACAGGAAGCTGGATGCGTTAGCGAGTCTCTGCTGGCGTAATCGAATGGCAGCATCGCCGAGAGCAAATCCCTCGGCCGCTGCATTAGCATCTCCCAGGACATTGCCTCGAGCAGCCTGGGCTCCCCTGATAGATTGTGTGACCTGACTTCTTAACTCATCGCCCAAACCATATCCGGCCTCTAGATCTTTCATTGCTTCCTCACCGAGCATCTTTCTGATTTCGGTTCCCTGGGGATCTGAGAGTTCGAGCTCTTTAAGTCTCTGCTGAATTGCTCTTTCGCCGAACTCCTCCTGAACGTCCAATTGACTTTCTGCAATTGTCCTGGCGGATTCAGACATGAACTCGAGCTGATTACGCATCTGATCAATGTCACCGAACCCGGTAAAGTCAGCAGTCTTTTGCTCACCCGTTTTCGGATCGGTATACGTTACGGATGTTCCCATCGTTGACGCGGCTTCGATCTGTTTCCGGATCGGCAACGTATCGATATCAGCGTATACAGCGGCCTCGTTGGCTGCTGCTATGTCTGGTGGTGCTGGTGGTTTCGGTTTGCCCATAACATTAATCTTTTAAAGTCTTTATACCTGTATCGTTTTAAATTGTATTGCCGGTGTCCCCAGTAAATCAGTTTGTTGGCGTCTTTGTTCTGCTCTTCAAAATTGGTAAACAGCGTGTATGTCGCAGACTCCCCAGCGCTGCAAAGTTCATGAAAATATACGTGGTCACCCGTCGAGCAATTCGGTTCCCAAAAATGCGGCACAATATCCCCGGTGAACTCTTTGATCCTGCGATACGTTGCGAACCCGCGCATGACTCCATCTTCCTCGGCGACCATGAGCGTCTTGTTTTTCGCATGGAGGCAGAGATGTTGTTTGACTTCGGATTCTGTCCAATCTGAAAATAATTTTCCGTTGCCATTCTTGCTCGCAAATTTAATAACGTCCTCAATGGTCAAACCTGTTTTTCTAAAGTTTCGATAAACGCTCCGAGGTTTACATTTCGCAAAGCGATGTATCTCTGATCGTCTAGCTCTAGTCCGGCCTCGGTGATTTGAGTTGCCGTTGAGTTAGTGATTTTGACCTGGAACTCTCGTCCCTGGTTCGTCCCTGTTAAACTCATGTTGTGGCGCACGATTCCTGGCTTACCCAATACTGCCGGGAGAGTGAAATCCAATCTTAGCTCGCCTGTTCCAGTGTCAACCAGTTGTCCGCTATCCAGGATCACCTCATCACCTCCATCGGGAATCAGCGTGATGTTCGCTCGAGCTTTGCTTTTAAAAAATTCTACTTCGAGAAAGTCGCATGTCTTCGGTGAGATAGGATCGTTGAACGTAAGACCGCGAGTAAGAATCTCGAACGGCACTTGAGTGTAACTGGATCCCAGGTAGTCAGCGTAATCGTTTTCGGTAGTCGAATCCTCGTCGATATGGTCTCGCAAGTAAGCGACATTGTTGTTAGTTGTATCCGCCCATACCAAACGTCGACGATCATTCAATGGCTCATAAATATCGAACATTGATGGTTGCCATCCAGACCATCTCCCGGCCCATTGTTTTAGATTGGTATCGTATACTAGGACAGTGTTAGGGACAGTTGAGGATCCCGTTGGAACAGCAAGTATGTATCGGCCTCGCCAAAATGACGCGCACGATTTTAAAGCTGAACCCCAGTTGATTTCCTCAATGATATCTTGGATAGGTAGCGATATAGGATCGCTGGTTGCAATCTGGTCCTGCTGGAATGCAGTGCCCACTGAACGAACACCGTCCCGGCTGAGAAAGAGTATATCATCTCCAACCCTGACCGCTGACTTTTCTGCCAGGCAACCAACTTTATCGGAGACCATCTGCACGTTGTATTGGTCAGGCGTCAGTGATGGGTTTGCATCGATGACGTAAATTGAATTCTCTTTTAGGATCGCAATTCGGAAATCTTTGAATGGGACAATCGCACGTATCGCATCCGAGCTACCCGTTCCAACCCTGATGGAATTCAGCGGAGGAAATGCGTCTCCTGTCGCTGTATCGGAGTTGCCCGGATCTGAACTTGCGTCTCCACCAGCATCATCGCTACCAACCTCGGGCAAGATATGTGACACATGAAGCGTGTCGATGCCTGTCGCACAAAACAAGCGAAACATGTGAGATGTTAACGCTCGAGTATTTTCCGGTGAGTCTGTATCCGCGATCTCGACCGCAACGTCATAACTGACAATAGTGCTAACATCATCCCAGACACTGTTGCCATCGTCATCGACAAGAATGTCTTCAGATCCAGTTTGACGAACAGCAAGTATGTCTCCCGTGCCGTCTGTAAAATATACTGCTCCATTGATCTCAGTTACGCTGCATTGATGCGGCAATGCCGAGCTATCGTATTCCCCGGTGAATAAGATTCCGGTAGTGGTTGGCGTATGCAGATACACATTGCCATCCGCAAATATCATCAACCCGTAATCCCAGGTAGTGACTCGCAGGGCGATGATCGCGTGGATTGTTGTGTATGTATCGTTACTGATCTTCCAGGCGCCACGCCGGGACTTTGTAATGCCAGCAGTCGAGAGTTCTATGTTCTCAAGATTGCTTGCCAAGACAGGCGGGATGGTCGATGCGCGACCGTATGAATTGATTCCCTGGATGACTGGTTGGGAATCGTAAGTAATCGGATCATCTGTTGCATCATTAAAGTAGACTGGCATCTTTAGAATCCAAAATCGTGACGGTCATATTCACCGTTTACATTCGGTTGCAGTGTGGAAATGGCAGCAGATTGTCCGCGCTCAATGTCTCGAGCGATCTCAAGCAAACTGGATGCCTCTGAATATTTGACCTGGGCTTTGCCGTATTGTCGGGCCCGCTCCAGCATGTCTCCCTCGCAGAAAGAAATGATAGCGTTATCAATTCCTCTGACTTGCGGCTCATCATAATCATGCCGCATTGGCCTGACTCGTTTCTTACCAACAACAATAATTTTTATCGTTTCACCGTCGACGTAATCCGGATTGAGGTTAAGCCGAACGCGACAGAGAGAATACTTGGTTGAGTCCGCTGGGATTGTTTCGGTAGATGCACCGTTTGAAAATAATACATCACCAGCAGTAGTTTCTTTTGAAACGTAATGCACCTCATCGAAATCTTGAGCACCATAATAGTTGCTTGAAGATAGCGTGAGTGATTCGCTTACAGGGCGAGAGTTATTCTTACCTTTAAAGTAAATAGTCTTGCCGCTATCGGAACTGTTAACGTGTGCTTTGAGCTGTATTTTAAACGGTTCAGAACTCGTTAGCCTGGATAGTGCGACTGGTTCGATTTCGGTAAACGCAACTGGTTTTCCGGTTCCCAGAATCTGATCTGGCTGAGTGCGAACCAGAGATTGCAAATCACGATACGCCATTAACTGATCGTCATAGATTATGTTGATCGGACGAGCGATCTCGTATGGCAAAGTAAACTCTTCCTCGTAGCTTGTGCTTACAGACGCATTAGCCGTGTATGGGTTAGTGTCCGGAGATTCCCTGGTTGGCAAGTCGAACTCTGAAATGACGAGTGTGTCTTTCCATAGCCCGGTGTCGACAACCATCTCATGCCGTTGACGAATAAAATCTTTGGCAGCATTGATGGATGAAGCATCGGTTTTCCCGAGCTTGTTGCAGACAAAATTTGCTATTGCTGAGAGTGTCATTTCCAGGCGTATACTTTTACTTTGAATCTAGTTGTTGATCCGGTTACATCGCTGAAATAGTAAATACCTCCAGCGGCCCGACCGCTGACTGAAGTTTTCTGCATCATGGCTAAAGCAAGCCCGGTGTTTGTTATGCTGGTTTGAAACTGAGCTTTTATGTTGGTCGAGTCGGCTATAACAGTTGCAGCAGCAATCTGATAGTTGTCACCGTCCCAGTAGTAAGCATTAGCCATGTCAATCTCATCCCCCACGCTAAACCCGAACCCAGAAGTATCGTCTGTTTCGCAGACTATTACTAACCGTATAAGTCTAGGAGTTGACGATAGTCCATGTGTGAAAGTGGCGAGGTTTGAAGAATCGTCTAGAATATCGTAAAGCGTATCACCGGTGCTCGTGTAATAATCGCTCCCGGCTGATGCTAACCCTCCGAGCGAACTCTGTAAATTTTGATAAGTTATTTTCTTAGGTACTGATCCACCATCGATGACCAGGAACTCATCTGGGTTTGCGACATCGCTCGAGCTCAGAGCAGTGAGATCGTTGACCGTCTTATATAGATTCTGGATCTGAACGCTTTTATTTACTCCGGCAACTTTATCTTTGACTAACAGTAGATCGTCCTGGCCGGGATCGGTTAGCGCTGTATGACCGCTGATCATCGTAGCGCCTATCGCTACATTATCAATGGTCCCGAAACTGAGTGCTGCATCTGATCCCCCGGAGACTAAAACCGTGCCAGTGGCACCTGGGCTCAACTCCTCGAACACTCCACCGGATCCACTTTGGACGAGCGTCCCTGATGTACCTCCTGACGCATTACTTAACGTCGAAAGATTGATTGTGTTTGCACTGATACTCGCACCAGTAACTGCATTGGGCGCGAGCTTTGCAGACGTAACAGAATCATCCAGGAGCATGCCCGTGGTGATCGTGTTAGTTGTGATTGTGCCATTGTTGACCAGGTTGTTTAACTTGGCAGCAGTGACCGTTTCACCATCGGTAAATGTATGTCCGGATGATAATCCCATTATATCAAATCTAAAAGTTTACGGATGATGGAGAACGTGCCTCGAGACTTCTGGTCTTTAACAACTGACTTCATAATCCCACTGATCTCAATGTTGTGTTTCTTCAGCTCGTCTTTGAGCTGATTGCCACAATCCAAAGCAGAGATCGTGGCTTCTTTATATTTTTTTGAGCGAAGCGATGCTCCGATACTTAGCGCCGATAACGCGAGAAATGTAATGAGCGAACCAAACGGTATATTGAGTTGGCCGGGTAACTCGGCTGCTGCACGGGAGCCAGAACTGACCACCCAGTTTGTGCGGCTTAACACAACGTCGACTGGCCCGAGCGGTGTGCTCACCGTGTTAGTGTGGTTGGTTATTTGTGGCTCATAAAATCTCCCGGTGAGGCTATCAAGTTGAGCGCATCCACCAACCAGCAATGAGCCGAGGCAGAGAGTTATGATCGTTGATTTTCTAAACATCATCTTTTGGTTTTCGATAGTCGCGATACGCATGCATCATCTTTAGAATCGCATACGCGAGTGACGCCAGTGCGATGCCGAGTTGCAAAATTACGTTGATCTCACTTAACGTGACCGTTACCCCGAGCGTACTTACTGCCATCAATTTGGCATGCTCAACCCAACTATTCATGTCCTATGCCCAGACTCTTGCCGGGGTTACGGGAATTGGATCGCAGAGATAATCATTGAGTCCCTCTGCTAACTCACCGGGCATTAGGCGAATGTTCACGTGAACGCCATCGACGTATGTCGCTTCGCTAGTGACTTCACCGTTTTCATCCAGTATCGCTGGTGTGTCCACAATGAGTCCAACGATGTCTGTGTTGCGAAAGTTCTGCTGCTTCTCCCACTTCGTAGGGATCGGATTGTCTGGATCTGTGCGGTCCCACTCAATCGGCACCTCGGTATACAAGACTGAATCTGCTTCAGCTTCGTCCGCGAATTTTAGGTAGTAGTCAGTAAACATATGATTCGTAGTCAGTTGTTATTGTCAGTCCACTAATGCCGACAGCTCGGTGTCTGAAATCGCCACATTCCACAGCATTAGATTTCGGATAGTGCCGTTGAGTTGCCCTACGCTTGGCCCGCCTCCAATTTCTAAAGTGTCTGGAACTGGCATCGCACATGAAGTGTCGCTCTGTTGAGTTAACCCGCTGGACTTTACTGCGAAGCTGTTAGTGTCAGCGCGAATGGCAAATTTAGAAACGGCACCGCTACCAGCGGGAGTTAATAGCACCTCGCTGACGGTGTTTAATTTGACGTTAAATCGAAAATCTGTTTGCTCTGTTGACGAGGGTAGATTTCTAAAAACTCGTATCGAGCTTGAGCTTGTTGCACCCGGATACAGTGCAAAAACGCACGGGTAGCTACCAGCACCAGCATTTGCGTCCGCGTAAACGCTCACTGGTCCTCCAGTAAAACCAAAGTCTGCGGTCGCCACTGAGCAAGAGTCACTTGCTCTGGTCAAAGCCGAACCAGAAGTGAGCAGCACCGAACTCGGGCTGCTGCCCTCCTCAAATTGCAGTCCGTAAATGAGCATTCCCGAATAATCGTCAGATTGAACATCTCCTAAATTAGTATTAATCCTCAAACTTGCGGTACTGCCTCCCACAAGTCGGGCTGTTATGCTAACCCGAATCCAGCCGTTGCCAACTGGAGCGAAAGTGTAGCTTTCGGGTGCTGCTCCGTATGTACCTACGTAACCAGTGCTAAAGTTAAATTCTGCCCCGTAGGTGTTCCCGGAGGATATTCGTAACGACATGCTGGTCGTTGTCCCAGTCGCTTTAAAGTATCCGCTTAGCGTGTATTTTTTGGACGAATCCAAACCCGAAATGCCCGTATCAAATCGGTGCTGTGTTAGGCCGCCCGTATCGGTGAGCAACGTAGCGTCCAGCAGTCCACTCGGACTGACTGCTGCATTTTGAGACGCAATTAAATCGACGAGCGTCATCGAAAAGTTGTTGCTTGAATTGTAGCCGTTATGACCGTACGGGAGTAAATTGCTCGCGCTTGATTCTATGAGGAGGCCAAGAGGACTTCCAGCATCTGACTGACCATCAGCGGCGTATTCAAACCTAGCTGCATCGGCTGCTGCTGTTTTTAAAAGTGGCGAATATTCGCGGTGTATTTGGGAAGTCGTCTCACTTAGCACCGTTTGCCCAATAGTGGACAAGTTAGCTCCCCAAATCAGAATGTCTGCCGTGTCTGCGTTAGTTGGGGTCTGGCCACCTCGGAGTCGGACTCCATAGGTGATGTTACCAGAGCTGTCTGCCGTGACTGTGAACTTTTGCCAGCTTCCAGTTATTGAGACTGCCACCCCCGGTCCCGCTGGGCTTAAAATTTGCGCTGCATAGCTGCTTGCCCCGTCAGTTGAGCGCATCCACACAGCAAACGTGGCTGAAGTGCCGCTGGCTACGTTGTGGGCTTGATAGTAACGAGCATAGTCACTGGGTGTTGTGCTGCCATTGAGGTCAAGCTGAACACGCGTGGCTTGGTTAGCCGTGCCATCTGGCGAAGCTGAGTGGTTAGCTGTGATTACTGGAACCAAAGCGGCACCGCTACGGTCTCTAGTCCAGTTACCGGTTCCGGTTTTGGAATCGAGCAACAAATTCTCCGAGTTTAATGCTTTCTCATTCGATAGGTAGGTCCCCGTGCTGGAACGACTGTAGCTGATACGACTATCGAGCTTGCCCGAATTCGCAAAGTCGAGGTTGAGTGTGGGCCGCTGTTGGGGAAATGAATTAGAATAGGACATATGGTGACCTCCCTATTATGCGTTGTTAGTTGGGGTAGCGTCTGATGCTACATCAGTTGTGGTCTCAGCAGCATCAGCGGCTTGCTTGTCAGCCCACTGCTGCTTCACCTCGTCCGTGAACACAGCGTTGCAGATGGCTTGCACGTTGGCTTCAGCCTGACTCCAGTCAGAGTCTGGGTGCATTACCGAACGGTGGAAGCTTGCGGCGAGTTCGTTGCCGTCCTCCACCAAGCTGATGCGCTGGCGGCATTGGACACTGTATGGGGCGACAAATTCGATTTTGTCGCAGCTAGTAATTTTCTCAATCATAGTAGTAGTTTTGGTGGTCCGTCCCAGCTATCCGGCCGGGGTAAATTGGTTAGGAAACATCGTAGGTGACGCAGAACCAGATAACTTTTGCAGACAATTGCGCGTTAGTGTAGGACGTGCCGCTATTGTTCCGAAAAGTGACTTGGCCTGTCCCATTTGTACCAAGCACCGAAACATCGAGGCCCGTGTTTTGGTAAACAACAAACCCGCCAATGCGGTCAATGTCTGAACTGCCAAACGCAAATGGCAAGTTGCCTATGGTCGCAGTGCTGGTGTCACTCGTCGTCGGGTATGTTACTCTCACCCAAGCTGTAACTTGTGAGCCGATTTTAACGTAATTCAGACCAACCTGAGTGAGTGTTAAGCCAGCTCCGCTGGCATCGGTTGGCGTGGCTGTCCCTCGTTCAAAGTCGTCAAGTAAGCCAGATTCGACTGTTCGACCAGAGGCAGCAGCAGACCCGAAATCAATGCCTCCCCCTGAGCTTAGGACTAGTTTGTTGTCTTGATGCAACTGCAACACGGTAGTGCCAGTGTCTGCATTTGCCAGATTTAGCACTGCTTTACCTCCGCTGTCAGTGCTGGTTACCGTCCACGTATCTTTGCTCCCCCCAGAGCCAGTTATGCCGATGGAAGAAGAAGTTGTGCTGCTACTGACATGTAAATCGTAATCCGGCGAGGTATTGTTCACTCCGACTCGACCGCTTGCTGTCAATGTCGCTACGTTATTTAAAACTAGGTCGCTGAATGCTGAGGTATTTCGGTTGTAGCTTTGGACAAAAGATTTACCAGCTCCAGCGGAATAGCCAAGCTCGCAAGCGTCCGCTCCAGCAGCATCAGCTACTCGCATGTCGCCGCTTACCACTTCCAGATTGAAGCCCGTTGTAACGCTCTCCGTGCCTACCCCAACTCGCCCATCTTCAAGCACTGCCAGACGAGTGGCTGTGCCGTTGGTCACCGCTAAGGCTTGAGTGGTGGTTACGCCGGACTCTGAATTTATAGTGGTTGAGTCTGCCTTTAACGCTCCTACAGACGGTCCCGCTGACGATTGAAATGCGAGGTCGCCAAGCATTCCGTTGACGGGAACCTCGTTAGCTGCGGTGCCTACGTTGGGGACTTGCGCCAAAGTCTTAACTTGGTCGACCGTGCTAATGCCGTCAAAAATGTTTGCAACTGCATCGATCTTAAACCAGTTTGCTCCATCATACTTAACAACGTCACCCACCGCGAAAGATATCCCTAGACTTATCCCACCAGTAGTAACGTCATAGTAATCACCAGCAGACCCGGTTCCGTTCGCTAACGTGGGAGTGTTTGTGCTGGCATTCCAACTGCCTTTGGCAGTGTCTCCGGTTGTGGGCAAATAAGTCGCATCGATCTTATTGCTGCTATTGAGCGGAGCGACTTTATAGGTCGTAGGGGCCGCTACATAATCAGCGGCAACCTCGGTTTTAAGTTCTGAATATGAGACTCGCCTGGTCCCGGCTGATGATGAGTCGACTATAAGCTCATCAGCATCTGCCAGGGTATCAGTATTGGGAAGATCTTTAACGCGTATGTTAGCCATTATATTATTATTGAGTTGCTGCCATCACTGAGCGTGTGACCAGTGTCAGTGGTTATGTATGTCGCAAACGTCCCGGTGCTGGACTCGGTTAACTTGCGACCGAAAAATATTCGGTGCATTAAAGCGATCATGCTTTAGTTAGCGACATGTCGCCGCTAGTTAATTGGATTTGCGTTATGTCCAACCGCCAGAGAGTTCCCGCTGGTAAAGCCAAACTGGTGACACTACCCTCGGCGGACGAAGTCATGCTGGTGATTACGCAATCACTGAGACATTGAATATGGGTAAATGCTCCGGTGTAGGATGACGTATCCCTGATTACTTTTACTCTGCTGGACGGTAGATCGTTCATAGGTTCCAGATTTTCTTAACTTGTGTTTTGCTAAATTTTGATTTCCACCCGAGATCTTCGGCCTGGCTATACCCGCGTTTCATGGCCGCTCTTTGGTCTGGCATTTGTGCGCCAACATTGACCATGCAACCCTCGGGCGTTTTTATTCTCGTCCAGCTATCACCGTGCTGGACTATTGTTTCGGTGCCCATAGGTACGTTGACCTCCATGGTGCATCCGCTTTGATTTTCAAATGTATATGTTGGCATTTTAAAGCGGGGGAGAGTCTCCCCTCCCCCGTGACACGTAACCCTATCAAGACTCCGCTTGTAACGGAATGTAGTATGTCCCGGCACCAATCGCGGCGCCCGAACTGTCGACCAGTTTGACTTTCAAGCCGTAGGTAATACTCCCCAGGCTGGACGTTGTCTTAATGACAGATCCTGCACTGGACGAAGCATCTCCCTGGAATCCAATTCCAGCCTCATCATCGACAACAAATGTGATTGGTTCGTTGACTGGCTTTTGCGCCAGACGTACTTTTACTTCACTCATAATTGTGCTCCCTCCAACATTGCGAGCATGCCATCGCGATCGAGATCGCCGCCGCTCTGGGTTTCAGACTTACCACCGAGATCCACTCCGTTGGCACTATTCGCATAAACGCTGACAGTGCCGTCCCCCATGGATTCGACGGTGCCCTCAATCGTTACCGAGACAGAGTCTCCCTGGCTCGGCATTACCGCTTCCTCACCGTCCATTAGCTGGACCGCTTCGACAGGTATATCGATTGTGAATGGCATACTGATTATTGTCCGTAGTTAGTGGTTGAGTAGACCCTCGCGATATGCAGTGGCTGAATGTTTTTCGCAGCAGTGTAAAACTTCATACCAACTTTGGTCTGCAAGTTCAGAGGATCTGACTTGTCTGCACCGTTAGTAATCTGCACTGATGGAGCGAATGGACTCTGAGAGTTCAAGCTCGCACATGCATATGCTTCGGCCCCAACTACAGCAGAACCGTAGTATGCTCCACTAGCTGAGTGAGTGTATTGACTCCCAACAGCGGCGCGGAATGGAAGAGTGGTTTCAACGAAACGAACACCGTGCAATCGACCAATCTCGCCCCTGACAATACTGTCTGGATTTGCATAATGGTGAGCGGCAATCCAGTCTCCATCGTTCATCAAATCGCGAGCAACCTGCGGTCCAACAACAGCAATATAAAACCCGTTGATTGGAGTTGCGGACTGAATCTTCAAAGATGTCGCAGCATCCAAAAAGTCAGTTGCGTCAACAGCAGTGATGGAAGATCCCCAGGAAGTTGTGGATCCTGAGAAGATGTTGTTTGCGGCCGGAATATCGGTGTCATTTCTAAACAGTTCATCGCGGATGAGTGAGTCCATCTTCAGTGCTGAATCCCTACCCACTCGAAGCGTGGCTTGCTCCAGGTTGTTGAACAATTCAGTGGCTGATGCCAGATCTGAAATTGCAATAACTTGACCAAACTGCTCCAAAGCAACATCGATCGAATCGATTGCCAAAGCGTTTGCTGCCGGGTTAGTGCCCTCAGTGATCGCTGACACGTTTGCGGCATCTCCAGCGGCGTATCTGAAGAAACGCATGGAATTTGATCCGCTTTTTTCTGGCAGAGATTGCTTGGATGCGAACTGATCCAGGACCAGTGTCTCTTCGATAGTGTCGAGCAGAGACTTGCTGAAGTATTCCTGCAATGCATGCAGTTTTAAATCGTTAGTCCCTGAACCAATGGTTGAAGTTAAGTTCCTACTTGCGTCTGTAGCCATATTTTAAATCTCCTAATTATCGGACTCGCGGATCATTTTCAGAATTGCATTCCGCTGATCCGAGCGCGACATGTCGCTAAAGCCCGGCGGACCTGTTCTCCTGGTAACGTCCCCTCCCCCGAGGTTTGTTTTACGTTTAAAGTTATCGAGCTCTTCTTTGAGCTTTTTGTTTTCGGTTTTAATGGTTTCGAGTTTGCGTGAGTCGACATAATACTTGGCGACTTCTACCGCATCGGCGAACCCCGTGCTGTAAGTTGTCAGAGCGGGCTTGTGATCAATCAGATGTTTCACCGCTTTATACAACTCACTATCCGGCTGCTTCAGATCTGGATTTTCTTCCGAGAGCTTTGCAACGGACTGAGACCATTCCCTCTTAAACTTATCAATCTCGACAGTTTTCGATGCATTCTGTTTTCGCTTCCGAGAGTCTTCCGCCATCTTTCTCGCCTGTTCAGCGAGATCTGGCTCCCCCTCGTCCTCGAACCTCTGAGCTACCTGATCGTATACATCCGGCGAATGCTCAGTGCCCGATTGAGATAACTCCTCCGCGACTTTTACTCGCTCCTGATCTAATACGTTGCGGTCCGCTTCGACTTGCTCCCTGAGCGCTTTGAGCTGTTCTTTTTCTTGCTCGAGCTTTTTCCAGGTTTTTGCTTGTCTTGCTTCCGCTTTGCGTAACTTTTCATAGCGAT